CTTCTCTGGCGCCCGGTTGCCCGTCTTGCCGCAGCCGTTCTTCCATTCGGTCGCAATCGGCGTCGGTATGTAGCTGCGAGCTGGCCTGCCGCCGCTGCGCATGTGGTGCGCCTTCGTGTTGCTCGCCAGCGGCGTGGGCAACAAGCCAGAATCGGTCGCGCTGGTGCGGGGCTCCAACGTCGGCAGCTCCCAACACTGTCCATCGGCAGTCATACCCGAGCGCGGCCAAGTCACCGAGGACAACTCCGAGTCCTCGAGTAATGAGTGCTGGGCTGTTTTCCACGAAGACGTATCGTGGTCGAACCTCGCCAACGATCCGCGCCATGTGTCGCCACATTCCGCTACGCTCTCCTGTGATGCCTGCGCCTTTTCCTGCAACGCTGATGTCTTGGCACGGAAAGCCGCCAGATACGACATCAACAACCCCCGCCCACGGTCTGCCGTCAAAGGTCTGAACGTCATCCCAGACCGGGAAGGGCGGGAGAAGGCCGTCATTCTGTCGGGCGGCAAGTACGCAAGCTGCGTATGGCTCCCATTCGACTGCGCAGACGGTTCGCCATCCGAGCAACTTTCCGGCAAGTATTCCGCCACCAGCGCCTGCGAATAGAGATAGCTCATTCACCGAGGCTCCTGCACCACATATCCATGATTTCGCAGCAAACGCGCTGCAGCTTTTAGTTTGGGCGTAAGCGTGTCGCGCTTCTTCTTTGGCCGGCCCGCATGCGGCACCCACTGCTGGCCGAATGTTTCTTGCATCTGCGGCAGATGTTTGGTGTCGAAAGGGCTTGTCACAGCTCCATCTCCATCTGGTTGCGCACCGCGTTCACCCGCGCCCACGCAGCGATGTCGAGAGCAAGTTCGTCGTGACTGTGCCGCCAGGGCGTTAACGGCCTCTCTTCCGTGACGCGGAACACGTCGTCTCGTTGCGTGACAACCATGCGCACCTGGCCGTCTGCCCGCACGCGCATTTCGTAGCGTGTTGTGGCGCTGCTGTTCATGCCGTCCAGCAGCGCGCGGGGTGATTGCTTGCCTGCCATGCCTTACCTTTCCTTTCCAATTGCCGCCACGCCTCGCCTGCCTGACCAAACGTCGCCTCGCCTCGCCGCGCCGTGCCTCGCCAAACCTCGCCTCGACTCGCCTGCCGTGCCCGCCAAACCCGACCGCAACATGCCTTGCCTCGCCCCGCCTTGCCTGCCACGCCAATCCACGCCTGGCCATGCCTTACCAGGCCTAACCCGGCCTTGCCTGCCACACCGTGCCCCGCGTTACCGGGCCATGCCAGTCCTCGCCATACCTGCCTTGCCAAGCCAGTCCTTGCCGTGCCTTGCCGAGCCGCGCCAAGGCACGCCTGCCTTACGCCGCCAGCCCACCCTCATCTGGCCGGCGACGCACAACCTTCGCGCTCATTAACCCAAGCCGCTCCACCATTTCATCCACTTCGCGCATCAGCCCAAACATCCGCGACAGCTCCCGCGTGCGTTCTAGTAATGCACGGGCGCGGGCAAACTCCTGCGCCAGCGTCTGGTGCTGCAAGTCCTCCACGCTGATGCTGCGCGTGGCGATATAGCTTTGTGTTGCCGGCTGCGCCTCTGGGTTGCGCACATACCTCGGCACGGTTAGCGAGTAGCTATCTGTAGTGATGACGACCCTGCGGGACAACAACGTGCGGGCTTGCCAAATGCGATGCGCATGACCTGCCTTTTCGTCGTCCCACTCAAAGCAGCCGTGAGCAGGACACCCCGGGTCTTGCGCCATCTCCACCAGCAACGCGGGCGTAATGTCGGGATGCTCGCGCTCGATTTCGTCAAGCCACTCGCTAATGGTTTCCATCAGGCGGCCACCTTGAATCCACGGCGACGAACTTCCACGTCAAACCAGCCGAGCAACTCCTCGGTTTGATCGTCATAGGCTTGTGGGTCAGCCATCGCCGCAGTCTGCGCAGCCCTGCCGCCAGTGCGCACAATCTCGGCAAAGGCGGAGTCTGTTTCGGCCATGCCAATGTCGAACTGACCAAACGTGCCGCTACCTTTCTCTGGCCGCCAATTGCCCACCCCAATCGTTAGCCCTGCCTGAGTCAGCAGGTTGACGATGCTGGTGGTCTTGATGATGGACGACGCGAAATGCACATGGATCGTTGCAGCCCACTGCGGGACGATGCAACGGGTGCGAATGTCCGGCGTGCGGTTCATGTCTGCACTGCGAACCGGCGTCATCAGAATCTGCGGCACACCGTGGATGGCGATGTACTCGCCTTCGATGAACGTAAGCCGGCCAATCTGCGACTTAGCCGCACCGGGCACATCAATTGCTGCTGTTCTCAGTGCGCCCTTGAATGCCGTGCTTGGCATCGCCAGCAGGGTCGCAGCGTTGTCGTCGTTGATCCGGTGCGGTGAACTGCGAAACTCTGCCATCGGGTCATGCTTCAAACTGCTAGCCTTTTCTGCCGCGTTCTTGCGGCCCTTTGGCATCAGCAGCTCATGCAGCACTTTCTCGCTGAGTCGATTCAGAATCAGCGGGGTGCGACCAAGCACGTTGACGGTGAGTCGCTCGCGTCGAATCTCCGGGACTTCGATTTCGGTACTCTTTGTCGTAGCCATCTGTCACTCTCCTAAGTTGATGCGCCATTCGCATCGGTCAGGGCTGTCCCTGACCGCTGAAAACGGCCTGCCTTGTCACAACTCGCCGCACCTTGCCTTGCCTGGCCCTGCCTCGCCCCGCCTGCCTTGCGTAGCCAATCCGATCCCCGCCGTGCCCCGCCTCGCCTTGCCTGCCTTGCCTTGCCATGCCAGGCCGCGCCGAGCCGCGCCCTGCCTTGCCTCGGCTAAAAGGGCACGTCCTCCTGATACGAACCCGCAGACTGACGACGCGGCTGCGGACGTTGCTGCTGATCGTCGCGCGGCTTCGGCTCAAAGAAAGTTAGCCAGCCGTCAAAGTTCACTGGAATCGACTCCAGCTTCAGCGACAAGCCGTTCTTTCCTTCAACCACCACGCCGCACTTAATCCATTTCTGCTTTTCCTCGCCGGATTGAGTGGTGTACTTTTCGCCGCGTGCGCAGGCTTCGAATTTGACGCTCATGCTTTCTCCGTAAGTTGTTCAAACATTGCTTCCACTTCCGCAAGGAATTTGCGGGCGTGTTCTTCAATTGCTTCTATCTCTTCCCGCCCCGGCGTCCACTCAACGATGTGTAACTGCTTGCGCGGATCACGCACACGCGGGTCGAAAGAGACAAACACCGCATGCTCGCGGCCAGTGCACGCCAACTGCGCCAGGATTTGTGGACGGTGCTGCTCGGGTACGCCGCCAGCTAATAGCCAACCGACATGCGTGGTAGTCGCGGGGCACTTAAACTCGATCACGCCGCCAGGAATCAACCCATCAGGAGTCGCCCCAAAATCTGCAATCTCGGGGTGATCGAAGAACCCGCACGCAGAGATAAGCCGCCCCGTTGCCAGCTCATAGGCCGACTTCGCAGCAGGCTCCTGATCAATGCCCCACTGCATGAAGGAATTGACGAAGTGCGGCACCGTGTCGCCGGTGATGCGCTCGGCGAGCAGCTCAATCTTCAGAGCCTTTCGCTTCGCGCCTTCCGCACCTTTGCTTGTCATGTCCAGCACCTGATACATGCGGCTGGCCGTCAGCTTCCCGCAGCGACTAGACAGCCACGCGGCTTTCTCTGCGTCGTTCACAGCCGACCGTCCAGTTCGTCCAGGGCGTCCTCTGCACGGCACAGTGCCCGCCCGTACTCTTCTTCTGATGTCGGCTTGCACTGGTGCGCAATCACATAGTCAGCATCCATCCTGCGCACCACATCGACAAGGTTGCGCAGCGCGCCAATGGCATCGCTACGGTAGACATCGCCACGGCGGCGCATCGGTTTGTTGGGATAGGTTTGCAGATTCATGCGGGCACCTTTTCGGCTGCGGCTTTTAGTGATGCCTGGTGCTGCGTCCAGACGGCGGTCTTTGTAGGCGAGTTGGGAATGGCCTTAAACCGCGCCTGCAACGCCTCCAGGCCGTCCACAGCCGCTTCGCGCAGGCTGTCCAAGATGAGCGCCGCCTCTTGCTCGCTGGCGCGTTCTGCGGGCTTTGCTGCGGGCTTGCTGGCCACGGCGCTGTTGCCGTCGTCGTCTTCTGCCGGCACACCAAACGCGGCCATCAGCGAGTAGCGACGCGCGTAGGTCATCGCACTGCCAAACCCCTGGGCGTCCTGCTTGCTGGCCGGCACAAACAGCGGCCCGCAGGCCAGCGATTCGCCAGATGCGTGGTGAATCACCGTCTCGATGCACACACCGTGGTCAGCCGGGTGCGTGATCTGCCGGAAGAACAATCCATGCTCGGCCAGTGCGGGCTTGATCGCGTCCACTACGGCTGCCAGATCTGCGTACTTGCTACGGAATGCGGGATTCGTCTTGCCCTTCACCGCGCCTTCGATCTGGGCGAATGCTTTCGCCATTGCTTCGCTAATGTTCTTCACAGCATCACTCCCCACAAAGTCACGAGAACCAAGCCCAGCACCGCCCACAAGGCAGCACCCCAAATAGCCGCGTTGATGATTCCCTCTGCGGCATCGTGCTGCCGCTGTTGCTGCTGGCAGTCCCGCCATCCCTGTCCGTATCTAGTGCTGTGCGCGCTGCTCATTTCTGTTTCTCCTGTACTTTCTGGACGGCTTGCCATGTCTTGCGGATGTCGGTCTTGCGCAGGTTTACGGGGAACCCTTTCACGCGCTGGTCGCACCAGCCCAAGACGGGCGCGCGGCCCGCCTGCTCAAGTTGTTGGCGTGCATTCATCAGGCACCCCACCGCAGCGCAGGAAACGCGGGTTGAGCGCACACATCGCTAAAGGCGTCGAACGCCAGTTCTTCGTCATCGCGCCACTGGCGGCGCAGTTGACGTGCGCGGCGGTCGGCCCAGTCGCGGGCGAACTCCAGGTGCCAGGGCTCCAAGCTGCCGGCCTGCACGGCGCGGGCCAGTGCAAAAGGGTCGACTTCGCGCTCGGTGACCAGCCATTGGCACAGATCAACCAGGGCGGGCACTTCGGTGCCAAGCGCGTAAAGCGCGGGAATGTAGTCGTTGTGCTGGAGCGCGTCCCACACTTGGTCGTGTGCTGCGCTGTGTGCTGCGTCGAAGTCGAAGGTCATCTTTCTCTCCTGCCGCTGTCTGTGCGGTGTGAGAGAAGTATAGATCAGCTGCACCACAAGTCAATACAAAGTTGACCGAGCGGCAAAATTTTTTTGCTACGGCGTCTTTGCCAAGTTTTTTGACAGTTCGGCTAGCAAGTTTGAGAACTCAACGTAAGTGTCTGTGGTGGGCGGGCGCAGGAATTTTGCTGGCGTGGAGCTTTGTACGCGCTCGGCCAGCAGCAATGCCTCAACAACGTATTCACGAAGCGCATCGGGAAGGGCACGTATGCGCTTGTCATAGCCGGCGCTCGGTTCTCTGCCCAAAACAAGCCAATCCAATGAGACGCCCGTTTGTTCGCAGAACGTTACTGCCGCAGCAAGGCTTGGCGTATGCCGGCCCTTTTCGTAACTAGAGACGTTTGATTTGGTCACGTTTAGCGCATCAGCAATTTCTTGCTGAGTCTTTCCAGATTGCAGCCTGGCCGCTTTCATGCGCTCGCCCGTACTCATCAGGCAAGCGTAATGCAAGAAGCGCGCCCCGCGAGCAGTTAAAAACCACCCTATTGCGTAATGAAGTTTAGATAGACTACACTTACGCTAATGAGCAAGACAAACGATGCAGGACTTTCTAAGGCGGCTGAGGCCGTTGGTTCCTTCGCGGCATTGGCACGCGCCCTTGGGGTGACAAAAGGCGCGGTTCATCAGTGGACGCGCGTCCCTGCCGAGCGAGTGCTGGCAGTCGAGGCCGCCACAGGCGTCCCGCGCCAGCAACTTCGGCCCGATCTGTACCCGGTGGAATAGCTGTATGCATGTACAGCAGTCTGATCTGTTGTTGGCTCATGAAATGAGCCTGCAGTCGAGCTATTGGGTGCGCTGTTTTGTCCCTAGCCCAGTTCGGGGGGGGGGCTGCTGTAGGCATGTCTTTGTCTCCTACAGCGAAGTTACTCCCCATCTAAATGATTAGGCAATTGCTCTAAAGAATTAGGCACTCCGGGCTAACCAAGATCGCATCTGCCTCGATGCGCGGAAGAAAAGGGCAGACGCAACCCGAGCGATATCGGTAGTCAGCACTTGATGCTGGCCGGTGGGCGTACTCAGGCGCCGGAAAGTCTGAGTGCCCGAAAGGGCGGCGATACCTCTTTACCTCTCACTTTGTTCTGTGGGGGGTAGGGGGGCTTTGGGCGATACACCGCGGAAAAGAGGCGCAGGCGTGATCACAGTGCGATGCAAGGACGGAAGCGAATACCTGATGCCTGCGGATGTGTGGGCGAGCTACAGACGGTTGTACCCGAGTGCGGACGATGAGTTTGCCCGCATGTCGATATGGCTGGAGTTGAACGCAGCAAAACGGCCAGCAGCACCGGCCACTGCGCCAAGGTTTGTTGACAACTGGTTCAAGAAAGTGCGGGCGGCTAAGCCCGAGCGCGTGCAGCGTGAGCTGCTGGTTGATCTGTTGACAGGACGGACACATGGAACTCGCAGAGACAACAACGTCATCGACATCGAAGCCGCCCCTGCCCGCCGCGTGGGTTGAGCGGATTTTCGAAGTGATGGCCGCCGTTTACGGGCGCCAGCGCCTGGGCACGATGTTCGACGGCCAGGAGCCGGACATGGTGAAAAAGGTGTGGGGCCGCGCGTTGGCAGCACTGCCTGCAGACGCTGTGGCCGCTGCCGTCCATCGGTTGCCGGAGCAGGCGTGGACATGGCCGCCGACGCTGCCGGAGTTTGTGGCCTTTGCGCGCGAGCAGATCCCGCCTGCTGCTCACCGCCCTGCGTTGCCAGTGCCGAATCGCCGGCAGGCAGACATAGAGATCGGCGCCCAAAAAGCGGCCGCCCTGAAAGCTGCTGTTAGCGACAGAAAAGACCCGCGCGCCTGGGCGCACAGGATTCTGGCTCGCCACGCAGCCGGTGACAGCAGTCTTGCGCCCATCTCGATCCAGTTTGCGCGGGAAGCGCTGAACAAGCCCGCGTTTGGGGGTGACGCATGATCGACGCTCTGTTTCTGGACTGGCTCTATAGCGGCCTGGGCACGGTCGCTGGCGCTGTTGTGCTGCTTGGGTGCATGTGGCTCGCAGACTGGCCCTGAAAGACGATAAGCCGCCATGCCATCAGTGTGTGCACGCCCGCCAGCATCGCCCTGCGTTTCTCAGCGACCGCGCGCCATTCGTTTGGGTGTGTACACATCCGTCAGCACTGCGGATCAACGACGGGGCGGTGTGGTCGGTAAGTCTTACGCGGCCCATCTGCAAGGGCAGACGGTTTGAGGCACAACATCGTTAGTGTGAGCGGCGGCAAAGACAGCACTGCGCTTCTTCTTCTTGCCATTGAGCGCGGGACGGAAAACCTGCAGGCGGTGTTTGCTGACACAGGGCATGAGCACGCCCAAACATACGAATATGTTCAGTATCTGAACGACAAGGTGTTCCCGATCAGAACGGTGCGCGCCGACTTCTCTGAGCAAATCGCAAGAAAACGCGAGTACGTCAGAGAGAAATGGCCGGAGAAAGGCGTACCACCTAAGAAGGTTGAGCAGGCTTTGCAGGCGCTTTACCCAACCGGCAATCCGTTTCTAGACTTGTGCCTATGGAAGGGCAGGTTCCCATCGACCAAGGCGCGATTCTGCTCCGAGGAGCTCAAGCGCAACCCAATCATTGAGCAAGTCCAGATGCCAATCCTTGAGCGCGGGGAGACGGTTTGGTCATGGCAAGGCGTGCGTGCTGATGAAAGCGCATCAAGGGCCAACCTATCGGAGCTTGAAGATGTCGGCGGCGGGCTTTGGAATTACAGACCGATCCTGCGATGGACTGCACAGGACTGCTTCGACATGCACCGCAGGCACGGCGTCAATCACAACCCGCTGTATGAGCAGGGCATGGGGAGAGTTGGATGCATGCCGTGCATTCACGTTAGGAAAGATGAATTGCTGGAGATCAGCCGCAGATTCCCTGATGAACTCGCGCGGGTAGAGCGCTGGGAGTCCATTGTTAAGTCGGCCAGTAAGCGAGACACCTCGACATTGCTTAACGCCGGCGTCAAAGGTATGTCAAACGAAGAGGCTGAAAAGGCCAGCAACATTTTGTCGATGGTGGAGTGGTCAAAGACCAGCAAGGGCCGCCGACAGTACGATTTTTTTCGAGTGCAAGACGACGGCCCTGCTTGTTCATCAACTTACGGTTTGTGCGAGTGAACGCTGATCTTGAGAAGGTGCTCGAGCTGCTGGCCCAAGGCGCTGTGGATGCGGAAGCCATCGGCGCAGTGTCCTGCGAGCTAACCATTACCGACCCATTCGGTGCCGGCGTTTTGTACCGCTACACGGGACAGAGCGCGGAGTTCAAGCCTACGGAGCCGGAATGGCACTGACTCCAACGCAAAGAAGCACCAAGCATCTGCAGGCCGAGGGCTATCACGTTGAACTGGTCGAGCAGACCAAGCGCGTGGGCCAGCCAGGGGCGATGAAGGTGTGGAAGGTTGACCTGTGGAACTTCATCGATCTGCTGTGCATCCGTCGCGGCGAAGTCTTGGCTGTACAGGTTACGTCGGCAAGCAACGTGCCCGCCCGCGTGCGCAAGATCACCGATTCGCCCCTGCTGCCATTGGTGCGTGAGGCTGGCGTGCGCATTGTCGTCCACGGCTGGCATCCAGATGGCCGCCTGCGATTGGTGGACTTGTCGTGATCGTCGAAAAGATGCGCAGCCTGTTGCCGATGCTGCCAATGGAATACAGAGCCGTTCGTCGAGCGATGCGGGAAGCCATCACGCACATCCACCGACTAGAGGCGAGAGTGGCCGAGCAGGACAAGCACCTGGAGATGCTGCGTGCGCAGTTGCTGAAGGATCGCAGATGACCGACGACCGACTGTCCTGGTTGCTGGACTTGTGGCGGGACTGGATGCGCAGGCCAGACCACCGGCACGAGTTGGGCTACCCATCCACCGCTGCGGGCATCCGGTTTCGCGCTGGCAGCGACTTCGACAGCATGGTCGACAACGTGGACAACAGCCAAGCGCTGGCAGTTGATGCGGCCATTGACAGCCTGCCGCACCTCGAGCGCACCGCCGTGCATCACGTTCTCATCGCCAGTGTGTACCGGGCCAGGGAGCCTTTACAAGACGTTTATCAGCGCGCCAGGGAGCGCCTGAAGATTAGCCTGCACGCAAGGAACATTGAATGAGCGACGAATACCTAAGCACCAATGAATTCGCTGATGCAATTGGCGTGGCGCATAGAACCATCCACGACGCCCGTACAAAGGCTGGTCACTTTCACAACTTCCAGCCCATCGAACTACCGAATGGCCGGCTTGCGTGGCCACGAAAGTTTGTTGATGACTGGTATGGCCGACGCACTGACAAAACCGACGAAACTAAGTAATGCCACGGTTTCACACGGTTACTTTGCAGACTTGGCCGTGATGTAATTCTCGCGGGAAGGTGTCTTCGGAACTTTCCTATCTGTCTCCTCCTCCTTAGTGGCCGACACCACTTTCAACCGCCGCCCTGGCGGTTTTCTTTTTTGCGGAACAATCCCAAGGGAACTCCGAAATGGCAGCACGTTTGCGCGTCCGGCACCAGGACGAAATACGGGAAAAGATCAGAGCCAGTCAGTTGGTGAATCGGCTTACCGATTGCGCACTTGGCGAAGTTGATCTGACGCCGCAGCAATTGAAGTCCATCGAGATTCTTTTGCGCAAGTCGCTGCCTGATTTATCTGCCGTCACCCTGGAAGGCGCAGGCGAAAACGGCGACATACCGATCACGTTCACGTGGGCGAATCAGCCCGCATCGTAATTCCTTACTCGCCAAGGACGGCATTCCTGCCGTTCCACCAGCGCACCCAGCGTTGGTCGGTGATGGTCTGCCATCGCCGCGCGGGTAAGACGGTCGCGTGCATCAACGATCTGCTGCGTAGCGCGCTGACGACAACTAAGCCGGATTGGCGGGGCGCATACATCGCGCCGTTTTTTGGGCAAGCCAAAGACGTTGCGTGGAGCTACCTGAAGAAGTTTGCAAGCGTTGTGCCTGGCGTGCAGTTTTCAGAGGTTGAACTGCGAGCCGACTTTCCGAATGGTTCGCGGATTCGCTTGTATGGCGCTGACAATGCAGACGTCAGGTTGCGCGGCATTTATCTGGACGAAGTGGTGCTGGACGAATACGCCGACTTTGCTCCGCAGATATGGGGCGAAGTGATACGGCCATTGCTGGCAGACCGAAAAGGTAGCGCCGTCTTTATTGGCACGCCTAAAGGCCACAACAGTTTCTACCGGCAGTTTCAAGACGCAGACGGCAAACCGGACTGGTTCCGGTTAATGCTGCGGGCCAGCGAAACGGGGATTTTGCCTAAAGAAGAGCTGGAAGCCGCTGCCAGCCAAATGACTGCCGACCAGTTCGCGCAGGAGTTTGAGTGCAGTTTCGAGGCGGCGATACAAGGCGCGTATTACGCGAAGGATCTGCAAGCCGCTGAGTCGGACGGGCGCATCACCGATGTGCCGATTGACCCGGCAACGCCAGTGCACACCGCGTGGGACTTGGGTGTGGCGGATAGCACCACCATCGTGTTCTTCCAAGCGCCTAGAGGCGGCTCTGTGCGCATTGTTGATGCGTATGAGGCGTCCGGCTTTGGCTTGGATCACTACGTTCGCGTGGTCAAAGACAAGGCGTACAACTACGGCGATCACTGGGCACCGCATGACATCGAGGTGCGCGAGCTAGGTAGCGGTCGCAGTCGACTGGAAACCGCCGCATCACTTGGCATCAAGTTTCGCGTGGCACCTAACCTGCCCGTTGCTGACGGCATCAACGCTGTGCGGATGCTGTTGCCGCGCACTTGGTTCGATAAGCGCCGATGCGCTGGCCTGCTCGATGCGCTGCGTCAGTACCGCGAAAAGATCGATGACAAGCGGCAGATCAGCTTAGGCCCGCTGCATGACTGGACAAGCCACCACGCGGATGCGTTTCGCTATCTGGCGGTGGCGTTGAAGGAACAACAACCGGCTCGCAAGCCTGCGGATGCCGAAATTCATTGGATGTCGTAATGGCTGACAAAGACACTCTTGCTGATGCGAAGGAGCGATTCCGTCTCGCTCACGACGCAGAAGCCGAGAATCGCAAGTGGGCCATTGATGATCTGATGTTCGCGCGCATGGGCGAGCAGTGGCCGCTGCATGTGCGCAAACAACGCGAGCTGGAAGGCCGCCCGTGCCTGACGATCAACCGCATGCCAGCGTTTGCGCGCCAGGTGGTTAATGACGCCAGGCAAAACAAGCCCGCCATCCGTGTGCGGCCTGCTGACAGCAGTGCAGATCCCGAGACAGCCGAGATTTACAACGGCCTGATCCGCAACATCGAACAGAGCAGCAATGCCGATGTGGCGTATGACACCGCATTGGAAAGCGCCGTCTACACGGGCTTCGGCTACTTCCGGCTGTCCACTGACTACGCGCACGAAGACACGTTCGATCTGGACATCAAGATCGAGCGCATTGCCAACCCGCTGACCGTTTACGCCGACCCCACCAGCACGGCACCGGATGCCAGCGACTGGCGCTTCGGGTTCGTCACAGACCTGATGCCGCTCACAGAGTTCGAGTCCAAGTACGGCAAGAACACGCTGGCGAGCAATTGGTCGGCAGACGGCGATGACCGCGACTCACTGTGGCGCAATGAAGACTCGGTGCGCATTGCCGAGTACTGGACGCGCGATGAGTACATGAAGGCCATCGTGCAGTTGAGCAACGGCCAGGTGCTGGATGCCAAGCTCTACGAAGCGAACAAGCCGCTGTGGGACGCGCAGCAACTCACCGTCATCGGTGAGCGCGAGACACGCTGCTATCGCGTCAAGCAGCAGATTGTGACCGGCGCAGAAGTGCTGGAAACAGTGGACTGGCCGGGTAAGTACATCCCGATCATTCCCGTCTATGGCGATGAGGTCAACGTCCAAGGCAAGCGCTATTTCCGCTCACTGGTGCGTGATGCGCGCGACTCGCAGATGATGTTCAACTTCTGGCGCACGGCTAGCACCGAGCTGGTCGCTTTAGCCCCGAAAGCGCCATTCATTGGGCCTCGAGGGGCGTTCGATGGCGACCCGAAATGGCAGAGCGCCAACGTTAAAAGCCACCCGTACCTCGAGTACGAAGGCAGCATCCCGCCGCAGCGTCAGCCCTTCGCTGGCGTGCCCGCTGGAGCGCTGCAAGAGGCGCTGAATAGCTCGGATGACATGAAAGCGATCCTGGGGATTTATGACGCATCCCTGGGCGCACGCAGCAACGAGACATCTGGCCGCGCCATCCTTGCAAGGCAGCGTGAAGGCGATGTCAGCACCTTCCACTTCATCGACAACCTGTCACGCGCCATCAAGTACGCGGGGCGTTGCTTAATCGACTTAATCCCAGCGGTTTACAACACCGAGCGCATGGTGCGCGTGTTGGGCGAAGACGGCGACGTGAAGAACGTGCTGGTCAATCCCAGGCAAGCCGCCGAGTACGGGAAAGTCTACGAGCTGGCGCGCGGCAAGTACGACCTGGTGGTCGAGGCCGGCCCGTCGTTCAGCACGAAGCGCGATGAGACGCAAAACTTCCTGTTGGAAACCATGCGCGCCAATCCCAGCACCGCACCGCTGCTGATGGATGTGCTGGCGCGCAATATGGATTTCCCAGAAGCCGAGAAGATCGCCGCGCGGTTCAAGACCATGCTGCCGCCTGCCATCCAGAAGATGGAAGAGCAGGGCGAGGATGTCACCGAGCAGACGCTGATGGCTCAACTCTCTCAAGCGCAGATGCAGATGCAGCAAATGCAGCAAGCCCTGCAATCCGCTGAGATGCAGAAGGCTCAACTGGAGTCGCAGAAGGTGCAGCAAGACGGCCAGATCGAAGCGCAGAAGATGCAGCTACAAAAGGCCATCGAAGACCAGCGTGGCGAGCTGGAGCGCTACAAGGCCAATCTGGACGCTCAGGTGCGTGTGTACGTCGAGCAGCTCAAGGCCGGCACGCAAGAGACCGCGCAACTGCGTCAGCACGCTGCGGAAGATCGCCGCGCAACCGCAGACATGCTGGGCACCGATCCTGGCACGGCTGGCACGTTGATGGCGACCACACAAGACATCGTTGCGGGCATGCAGGCCATGCAAGAGTCGCTCGCACAGCAAGTCGCTGGGCTGGCCGATGTTATGACCGCGCCTAAGCGTGTTGTGCGCGATCCACGAACGGGCAAGGTGGTCGGCGTCGAGCCGGTCATGCCCGCAATCAATCCTGCCATCGAGGCGCAGATGCCCGATGCGCCAATTCAGTAAGGGGTAAGCAATGGCAGTCGGCGATATCAAGTGGTTTGCGCAGGGTTTGCACGACCTTGGCTCAAAGCTCCACAACCTAAGTTCTGACGCGCTCAAACTCGGTCTGATTACGTCCGCAACGACTCCGACGATTGGTACTGCGGTGCCTCACTTTGGGGGCACGGGCACGACCAACATGGCTACAAACCAAGTGGCTGCGGGCACGTCGTACACCGCAGGCGGGCCGACGCTCACTACGGTGACATGGGCCGTGGTCAGTGGTGTGCCGACGCTACGCGCGGACATCGTGACCGTTGCGCAAGACGCCACCGGATTCACCGCCGCGCGCTGGGGAATCATTTACAACGACACCAACGCCGCCAAGCAATGTCTGGCGTTTATTGATCTTGGCGCTGACCGCAGCATTCAGGCCGGATCGCTGACGCTGGACTGGAGCGGCGCAACCAACGACATCCTGACCATTACCCAGAGCTAAGACATGCCGGGTGCCGTCAACGTCGCAATACGCTGGGTAAGGGCTGGCGGCGGCGCTTCGTCTATCGCTGCCAGCATAGGCAACGCGGTGGCGGCGGGGTTAACGACGAGCGTGACGCCGATTGCCACGGGGATTGGTAATGCGGTGGCGGCGGGGTTGACGGCCAGTGTTAATAACTCTGGCGGGCCTACAGTTTTGACCGCGCCAGTCATTAGCGTTTGGAGGTCAGCGTAATGCCTAACGTAACGGCTGGATCTATCTTAATTGCTCAGTCAGTTGGTTCGTGGGTTAACGAACAAAACTGGGAATTAACTGGAACTGTCGGTGTAGGAGATGTTCCAGCGCCTTATCAGCTATATCTCGGTGCCAGCGCGTCATCAACTCCAAGTTATTACGTCGGTTATTTCTTAACATACGATGACATGCAGAGTCCATATGACTCTCAAGTCACCGCATACAACGCGACAACCAAAATCGCCACTGTTTCCTGGAAAAACTCCGGCGGTATAAATGACTCGGTTCCGGCTGTCGGGAAAGGCTGGTATCTATACATAAAATTTCCAGTTTTGTCATCTTATCAATGGCAGCGCAACGGAGCGGACATTACCGGGGCGACTGGAAAGGTTTATACCGCTGTGGCTGCTGATATAGGAACGACAATATCGTTTTACTCGCAAGGTGGGTCGCTGCCGTCTGGATCAAGTCCTTCAGTAAAAGCAAAACCAACAGTTACCAGCGTCAACCAAGGAACCCCAACCTATACAGTTACTGGGCCAACCCCTTCTGGTAACTTTATAACGTCAGGTTCTGATTTTACTTTGCTTGGAGCAATTCGCCCGCCTTCTCGTTACATGGGCAGGGCAATTAGCATTGTTTCTGCGGCAAACAGTCCAAGCGGTCAAAAGTGTATCTTTATAACTGCGACGGGATCTGCGGGAGCAGAGATTTATGCAAAGAATGGCGCGTATATATCAATCCCTACGCCCACAACAAATTATTCTACGGGGTGGCTAGACTTTCCGTCAGCGGCTATCAGCACTCTCATAAAGAATAAAGTTGATGTTTTTAATGGTTTATGGGGGACTGGGGTTGCTGATTGCTCAAGCACAAGAGGGGCGCATGTAATAGACGCAAATTATTTGCTTCTAAGCTATGTTTCGGATTACTCGAATTTGAAGCAATCGGTGATGGCAAGAAGACCGACAAATTTAGACACAACAACTCCAGTCGATCTTTTTGTTTTATATGATCCGCTTCAGACTAATGCCAGATGGAACGCAGGCGCTATTTCAGAGATACCAACTCAATACAGATCAGCACTAGGCGGCGATTTGTTAGCGGCCGGCCCCGGAGTGTCGATACATAGCAATCTTTCGCAAGGCCCGTCTGCCTTTGTTTTTGATTCGGCAAATATCACTCCTGCGCTTGCCAAAGCTACGTCGGGGACTTCCGTAAGCGGAAACGCTACGACAATGGTGCTTGATACAAATGCAAACACAAGCACTGCGGATTTTTATAAAGACTGCTATTTGGTCGTAAACTCAACCACATCGACAAGAATAACGGCCTACAACAACACAACAAGAACGGCTACCGTTGCCGATGCCGTGCTTCCAACAACATCAACCGCATACACAATATTGCCATCTGTTGCTGGAAAGCAGTTAATTGGGTATTTGTCTGCATCGTCGTCAGATTTTTTTGCTAGTAATGCTTATGACGCTATTTGGGATACTACTGGAATAACATCAAGCGCGACGGGTGGTTTTGTCGTAAACAATACTAAATCTTGGGTTTGTATTACAACTGCTACGTATGGTGCATTCGATTACGGGATATCGACTGGCGCACTGCCTGCAAGTAAGGTGCGTAATGCTCGGCTATATAACCCATACAATATCGGCGGCCCAGCTGATATGCAGTCTCATTATTATTTTAAGAACAATCCGTCTATACAAGTTGTTTCCTTTAGCACAGACGATATGGCCACAGTGGCGTCTGGTGCAGCGAACTTTTATTCACTTTTGCCCAAAGCTGTATTTTCTTTAGATTGCCCTTACGATACTGTTCAAATGCTTCACGCGCAATTTGATAATGCCGATGGCAAGCTTTATGTTGTGATTGATTTGCTTAATTCCGAATTAAGCGAGCCAATTATTTTGGTTTATCAATGCAACAAGTGGTCGTGAGGGTCGAATAATGCCGATTAGCTCCAGCCAGATACTTAACACGTCAAGCACGTTTTATTCTTCGATTGTCGAAGCTTTTTTGCTTGGTCAGAATACTGGATCAAATAATTTATTGAACTTAAAAACAGGGTCAACGCAATCGTCAACATTAAGTGGTGGCGCTAGCTTTGGTTCTGATGTTGACGGCGATTATGTTCAGATAACATCAACCACCGATAGCCAACGAAACATTTCAACTGCTGTTAGCAGAAGCGATTCGGCTTATTCTTTTATTTGTACAGTAAAGCTAGATTCAACTGCGCCAACAAATAATTATTCTGGCATGTTTGCGTTGGTTAATTCAACTAATCAGAATTTAGCCTCTTTTCAGTACCAGTTCGGCAGCCCTGTTTGGTATCACAACGCTTCAAATTTTGCGGCTTTCAGCAGCTCCGCTACTACTACAGCGTTTGCAACTTATGTTTTTGTTTGGACTGGTACTTTATTAAAAGTATTCAGAACGTCAGTCGCCTCGGTGTCTGCTTCTTATACGGCCGCCCCAATAACAGGGAGTGGCACAGTTACCAACCTGAGAATAGGTAATGAACGAACCGGGGTTGTTTCATGGCCCGGCAAGTATTACTTTTTTGCCAGAATTAACTCCGCGCTGTCAGACACCGACGCGCAGAGCATTGCTGACAATGTTTCGCAGCTTTTGAGCTCTGGCGTCACCTACACCTACGCCCGCCCCACTAGCGACATCACCACCCAGTGGTCGCCCAGCACCGGCACCGATCACTTTGCGCTGATCGACGAGACCACTGCCAACGACAGCGACTACATCTACGCCACAGCTGCGGGCCAGACCGACGAAGTGCGGCTTGCGTCGATGACCGCGCCCCAGGCCGGCACTGATCTGCTTATCAACTACCGCGTGCAAGGCATTGTCGGCAGCGCGAGCGTAACGATGTCTCTGCGCCAAGGTAGTGGCGGCACGCTCATCGCCACCGACACGGCGAAGACAATCGACAACACCTACCAACTTGTGGTGCCAGCCGCTACATGGGCGTCGGTGACCGACTGGACAGACTTGCGCTTGCGCTTTGTGAGCGCATAAGGGAACGACATGGCAATCACGACTCTCGATGGACTGATCGCTGCGCCGAAACAGCGCGTGCAGATCGTAAAGACCGCAAGCAGAACCTCTGTAGGCGGTGCCTGGTTCAGCGTATTCGATCAAGCAGGCAACCCCGGTGCTGGAACGCTGGCAGGAACCAGCACCACTACTGGAGTTGTTCCGACTGACCTGACCGCAGGCGTGCCGATCCTCAACGCATTCGGCGGCGGCGCGACCGGCTATGTAACGGGCGTCGAGTTTGCTAGCTCGGTCACCTGTCGGGTCATGCTGTTCGATCTGCTGTGGAAGGCTGGCCCGTATGCCAACAACGCGAACACCAGCGCCAATACTCCAGCAAGCTACGCATCCAGAGTGCCGGGTGGCACTGACTTCACAAACACAGAAATCTGGCTGGAGCAGGTAACTGCCGGGACTCTTGTTCAAAACGTCAACGTCACGTACATCAATCAGGCCGGCACCGCTGGCCGATCAACTGGCACCGTGGCGACCGCAGTAAACATCGTGGGCCGTATGTGGCAACTGCCGCTGCAAGCAGGCGACTCAGGCGTGCAGGGCGTGACTGGCGTGGTGGGATCAGTGGCGTCAGCGGGCACGTTCAACATTCTGGTGCTCCGTCCGTTGTGGGTGGGCCGAGTGATCGTCGCAAACTTTGGTGATATTCACGACTACTTGAGAGTCGGTATGCCTGCGATTACCGCTGAAGCTGCGCTCGGAATTGCCGTACTTGCCGACAGCACCGCGACGGGTCTCCCCGAGATGATGGTCACCATCGCAAACGGCTAAGCCAATGGCTGCGCCAGTCCTGTCGCGACCGAACACTCGGCGAAGGCTTACCCCGCCAGCGGTTTCGGGGCGCGCGGCTGGCAACGTCTCGGAAGCAGCAACCTTTGGGCCGAACAAACAGTACGGCTTTCTAGTCGGCAACGCAGTCGCTGCAGGCGCATCCGGCGCTGCGGCGCTAAACGTCGCTATTTCGTTTGGCGTCGGCAACGCAGTCGCTGCAGGCAGCACGTTCGCACTGAGCCAATACGGGCTGCGGGTTACGTGGTCGGAAGCCGCGTACCAGGTCAACCCAAGTGTCACCGTACCGTTTGGTGTCGGTAACGCGGCTGCCGGTGGCAGCACAGCGGCCATTAGCCTGTACGCAGCACGCATCACCTGGGCAGAAGCGCAATACCAAGCCAGCCCCAACGTCACGATCCCGCTCGGCATCGGCAACGCTGTGGCGGCAGGCGCTACAGCAGGCGTCACTCTGTACGGCGCGGTACGGGTCACTTGGGCTGAAGCGCAATACCAGTCATCCGGCGGCGACACGGTTGGTTTCACTGTTGGCAACGCCGTAGCGGGTGGGCCGGCAGGCGCAACGGTAAGCGTCGATCTGACTCTGGACTGCGGTGCAGGCAATGCAGTCGCTGATGGCCAAGCCTGCCTGCTGCCAGCGCTCACCGTAGCACCCAGTGCAACCCCTGGCTATGCGCCCAAAACGCGCTACCGCGTGCGGGTTGGCAGCAGGTGGATGGA